GCGAGGTAGTGGGCGAGCATCCTGAGCTCAATACCACTAAGATCGGCAGAGACCAGAACTTTAGTAGGTGTAGCTTGAAATAGCTTTCTAAATCTTTCATCTGATGGTACTTGTGCGAGGTTTGGTTTTCTGTGTGCACAGCGAAATGTATTCGTTGCGACTGAGCAATGGTGGTGGATTCTGTTACACGTCGTAGATAGCTTCTGCCATGCGTTCACGCCTTCCGAGATCATCCCCAATTTCTTGGTAATATCTAGACATTTCAGAAACAACAGGCTTGTCTCCGACCCAATATCTTTCAATACTGTCTCGTCTACGACTGGCTTGCCTGTGGCTGTTAGCTGTGTCGGTGTCCAGTTCTCGTGGGTCTTCAGTATCCATGCTATGTGGTCTCTTGATGTTGGGTTAAGTTGTTTAAGTTTTGTAAATGGGCATCCTTGTACGTACCCTTGTGTCCTGTTATTTCGCTTAGGTGTAAACAACGCTCCGCTAACGAACCCGTATTTTTTGCGTAGTAAGCCTGTAGCTTCTTCCAGTTCTCCTCTGAGAGCTGATTCGAGCTCACATGCTTCTCGTTCGTTGAAATACCATCCATGTTCTTCTTGTTGTTGTAGTATGTGTGCGACCTGATGTTCTAGTTGGACCCAATCAGGTAAGGGTGGAAATGTTGGCATAGCTTCTTCGTAACAATAGTGTCCTGTACGCAGTAGTCTTCCATTTCCTTGCTCCATTCTAGCCAATCAGAAGTTTGACCAAAGTCCCCTTTGTATTCTCCTAATCGGTAGCCGTAGGATTCAAGCGAATGACGCCCGTACAGCTTTGGTGGCATACCTGATGGCTTAGTCTTTCTGTCGACTTCAAGCATATCAGCGTGGTATAGCCTTGATAATAATAATGTATCTACGATACGTCCCTTTGGTTTGAACCATGGGTATATCTTCTTAATCACAGGTATATCAAATCCTATGATGTTATGTCCTATAATAGTGTCAGCTAGTTCTAGATACTGAACAGCCCTGACTATAGGTTGGTCTCCTCCGATATCATTGTATCGAGTAGTCTCACCTGTCTCATAGTCAAGTGTAACGATACAGTGTATATCAGTTTTTTGTGCGTCTAGAGGTGTTGTCTCCAGATCGAACAGGAGCGTGATAGGTTTTGTCTCTGAATTTGGCACGTTTCTTATCTTGTCTGGTTGGTGGTGTTGGTTTCTGCAAGCTAGAAGTCTGTGCTTGCGTCGAAAACTGGTGTTGTCTTAGTTTCATCTGTCTCATAAAATTGGCACGATGCTAGATCGTAGGTTAATCTTGTAGCGACTCCAACCTCTCCTGAGTAACGGTTTTTAAGAACTCGCACAGTTGTAGTATTGTTGCTATCTTCGCTTTGTTGGTCTCTCTCCAGAGCGATGACGCTATCGCTGATTTGAGAGATCGAGTGAGATCCTCGTAGTTGTCCGAGGGATACACGTCCTCCTTCCTCGTGCGTATTACTGTCATTGCTACTTCTCCTTAAGTGCGATACTAAATAAAGGGTGATGCCTGTACGTTCAACTAAACTACGTAGTCTAGTCATTGTGCTATCTATCATACGTCTCTCATCGCCATCAAGTCCTGATAGTAATATAGAGAGGTGGTCTAGGAATATAACACGACATTCCAATCCACTGGCAAGGTATTCGATCCTGTTGTAAATAACATCTGGGTCAAAGCTACCAAAGCCATCAAAAAGAAAAACGTTCCAATTAGCGAGCGTAGCATCAAAAGCCTCCTTAAGTTCTGTTTCTTCGTGTTCTCCGATGTGGAGTGCTTTACCTACAGCTGCTGACATTAAGCCAAGAGCTGTACGTTTTGTATTTGACTCCAACTCTAGTATGCCTACAGTCTCTCCCTGTTTACACAGGTCAGTTGCTAGGTCTCTAACAAATGAAGTCTTACCACTGCCTGTACCGGCTGTGATCGTAATAAGTTCGCCATATCTTATACCATGTAGCTTTTCATTAAGTCCACTATATTTGTACTCATGGTCACATGGTTTAGTTGGTTCAGTAACTACATCAAATAGTTGCTTACCATCTATGATTCCGTCTGGTCTGTATGGCTTGGCGTCCCAGATGGCTTTTCTGATACTGTCAGTATCCCCAGCTTGGAGAGCATCTGAAGCATCTTTATAATTCTCGAGGCGGGCAACTTTGACTCTGCCAGATGGGAGTATTCCCGAGGCAAGTTCAGCGGCCTGACGCCCTGCTTCATCGTTGTCGAAGAAGAGGACGATTTCTTGGTATCCCTGTAAGAATGGGATTGCTTTTTGGAGGTCTTTCTTGGCTGACGCCGCACCATGAGGTAGGCTGACCATCGGCCAACCCGACATAACCTCGTAACAAGAGGCAGCATCTAGTTCTCCTTCTGTAATTACTATTCGCTTCCCGTTGGTGGGGAAAAGATGTTGACCAAAGAGTTGATCTGTTTTTCCACCTTCGTAATGGAAGTCTTTCTTTTTTGATTTAATTTTGAATCCAACAACATTGCCGCTTTCATTATAATATGGGAAGCGGAGGGTGTTTCCGTATCTATAGATTCTGTAGAAATTGTTGGTGGCTTCGCTGATTTTCCGTTTATGCAGCTGTTCAGCTGATCCGAGGAATTGTACTCGTTCATTATTCATTATGGGTGTAGGTGTGTCCCCTTCCGCAGGGGTGTACGTCTGGCACGCAAAACAAAACTTGTGACCATCAGAGTAAACTGAGTTAGCGTCTGATGAACCACAGTTGTTACATGGTTCGTGTGCCACAAATTCGCTTTCATTCATTATATTAACCAATCTATGGGGATTGCGTGTGCTGATGCCCATTTGATGCCATGCTTTTCACACCATTGGGCGTAAGTTGTTTTGGATTTCTTGCTGATCTTATTGTAAGGAGCTTGAAATACCATACGTAAATCAATATCGGGATTGTCTCGCATGACCGCCTTGATCTTACGTCTATCTTCTGCATCCCAGTAGCCTTTGGTCTCTAGCATTACACCGTTGACCAAGACAAAGTCGGGATTGTAGAGGTGCTGTATGGTATAAGCAACCTTGTGGGTCTCATACTCATACTTAGCACCGACTTGGTCGAGTATCTTTGCGACACTCTGTTCTAGCTTAGATCTAAAAGTCTTCGTCTTCTTCGACATCTGCTACTACTGTCTCTGGGTTTCTTGCGACTGCTGTTGCTGTGAAGCCTTCAGTTGTACCGAACATGTCGGCTACAGCTGCTTCATCCATGCTATCTGTGTCTACAGCAGCACCTTCTCCTACAGCAACAACTTGTACGCCAAGCAGTTTAAGAGAACTTCCGTAGGTAACTCCATCCCTGAGTATGTATGGCTTCTGAAAGAAACCAAGCTTAACTGTTGATCCACCATATAGTGGTGTCTTTGCATCAGTGACTGGTGTACCTTCTGTGTCGACAACACCGGGTCTCTTGTCTTCTCCCCACGAGAATTTGATTTTGTATTTACCATCTGCTACCTCTTCCCATGGTGTAGGTTTTAGGGTGGCTCTCTTTGGATTCTTGAGTTTGCCTTCAGCCCATCTAAGGACTTCGGCTCTTTCTGTCTCGAGCTTGTCAATTACATCTTCGCCAACAATAGCAGCGAGTGAGTAACCGAACTTGCCGGGTTCTAGTATGGCTTGGAAGCCTTCTAATTTGATTTCGTCTGTAACGTGTACGTTCTTGGGCATTTTAACAAAAAAAGTAAGTTGATTCAATAACCGTCTCGGGCTGTAAGTCGCCTATGATCGGTGGTTCTGTCTCTGCTCCAACATAAAGAGCAAAGGTTCTGAGGTAGTCATGTTCTGCAAACAGAATCATGTATGTTTCCCTTATTATAGCACTAAGTTTACCCATATCGCAAGCCCTGCTTAACACACTGTCATGTATTAGTGCAATCGGCTCATCGAATTTACGCACAGCTAGGTGTAAGAGGCTTGCATCTAAACTATGGATAAGGTTAGGAGCTGTAGCTGCCTTGTGCCTGTTGATGTCGACATCCTTCCCATCTTCTACAGCGATGGAAAGATCGCAGCGACCTAATAGCTGTAGCTGGATACGTTCTATCTTCTTCTTGAAGTAGCGTTGTCTAACTAGGAAGCCAGAAGGTGTCGTCCATTCTATGTGATCTTCGCCACGTTTGATGGCTTGACCTACCTCACTCTCTATCCATCGCATAACTGACATCGGCCCGGGCACTACTGCCTGCATAGCCTGACGAACTGATTGAACAATGATTGTGAGGTCATCTTTGTCTACATCTAGACCTTTCTCTTCGAGTGCAGCCTTGATGTAAGATCTGTTGGAGTAAGCTTTAGCGTTGTACGGTATAGTCATAACAGTACGCTTGACGCACTTTCTATCCCATACTTCTCTATACTTCTCTGGTATGTAAGGTTTTGATACTTCTGCAACAACTGCATAAGCATCTTGTGGCTTGTGTGATGGTACAACATTAACAAGTCTAGCTGTAGACTTATCACGGGCTAGGCCAGCCAATATTTGGAGACCTGAGCATGTAGCATCTGTTGCCACAGGTAATGAGGTGGTTAGTCGTTCCTTAACTATTATACATTGATGGAACTCTTCGCACGCTGCTAAGAATAACCACGGCTCATCTGCTGCTTCCCAATCGCCAAGATTAGCGATAGGATCAAGTGAGACACGTGAGATTAGTGACCAGTTGTCATGTGTCCAATCTAGTCTCTCTTGCATTGTAGCTTTATCTAATCCGTAAGTTGTAGCTACTTGAAAGGCAAGCCAATCCTCTGCATCCTCGTTCAAGGCGACAGCATCAGCGAAGTTAAGTAAACTTTTGCCAAAGTCTGTGTCTTGTGGTGTGAGAAATGCAGGGATAGGGTAGGCTCGACCTCTGTAATCAAACGACCACGGAATGTAAAACTCTCTGTCTTTGAAGCGTGCGACAGCCTCCATAGTCATTCTTGTGCGACAGGATCTCTTGAACTCTGCTGCTCTCTTATTCATTACCTCTGCTGCCTCACGTCGATACTTCTTGCGAGACTCTTTGTTCTCAGCAATGTCGACTGGCTTTGGTGGTAAGTCATAATGTACGATAGGCAGAAATTTACCAACACTGACACCTCTTTCCTCTAACAGCGTAGCTGTGTTTACTACGAACGGGTTTAACCGATATTTTACCTGTTGTATTTTATTAAGAAAAGACAGTGGAATTTCTCCCTGTATAAGGGCGTGATCGCCTCTCCTGACTAGCTCATGACCTTGCATGACTTCATTCAAGATGTATCCGCCGGGCTCAGTGTTTGTCCAATCCTTTGGTGGTACTAGCATCGGCCATGCAAGTGGTGAGAATAACTCTGCATTTGCCATCACCTCATCCTTGATGTCCATAAACTCAGCTGTTGGTACAATGTAGACAGTAGTCTTACGTCCAACACGCAGCCTTTGCTTATAAAACCATCCACTAGAATCCATGATGCAATCAAGTAACCAACCGCCTAGTTTGGTACGTATGGATGTACCCCACGGTGTCCATGGTTTAACATTGTATCTGTTCATCAGCGTCCTGATTACTACGAGTTTCTGTTGTGTACCTATGGCTCTGTGCCAGTAGTTGTCCTTGAGTGTCTTGAGTAGAGCTGGTGCGTTCTCTTCATAGTGTCGCATCTGGCACTCATCCTCGATAGATTTGCCGATGGCACTACATATGTTTGTAGCTGTGTTGCACTTATCTTTGTAACCGAATACATTATCAAATGTAACTTTACAAGCGATAGCCGCAGCAGCCAGTGCTTCGATATTAGATAGGTATTGGTGTATGTCCTTGAAAGCAGCACCATACTTACCTTGATGTATCTTTGTATTTGTATCTTCTATACGTTTTACAACGTGTGGTAACAGCGTGTCGATACTACTCACGCCATATATACTCGCTGACGAGTAATTCTGTTGCTCTAACTTGAATGTCTGGTCACGCAAACGCTTCAGACCTTGACTAATCTGTGACCTTTCTAGTTCTAGCTGCTCCGCTATCTGGTCTTGTGTTATATCTGTCTGCGAGTTCATCTTTAATCTGTCCAAGTAGGTGTCTTTCTATCTCTTGATAGTGTGGGTGTGTTGTGTCTAGCATATCTAGAGCCTGTGAGTAATATGTGTAAACATCACTCGAAGGGATCAATTTGTTTCTTCTCATTGTCTGTAAGGTATTTGTAGGGTTTCATGTGCTGTATGTGGTCGTGAGTGCAGATAATGAACTCCTCTTCTTGCTCCATGATAAGTTTAGCGACCTTTTTACGAGCTGATTTGTGTTGTTGATACACGAACTCTTTGATCTTACCAGTCTTGCAGCTGATTGTACGTATGATACAGTCGTGCGACTCTGGTATATCCCAGCCGTTCATCTTCCAATCCATAAAGTCTTCGTACTCAATAGACATAAACCAATGTGCTGGTGCTTTGGCTATTCTATCATAGTTGTTGGGAAAGTATTTCTTTGTCATTTGGTTTGTAACGTCTGTTTGGGTTGTTGTGT